CAATGTAGGTGCAGAAGACTTAGCACCTAAGTAACGATCATCAAAAGAATCTAAGGCGCTGGCAGCAGATGCAGCGCTAGATGCAGCGTTAGAAGCACTATTAGCAGATGCAGAAGCGCTGGTAGCAGCATTGGTCTCACTTGTTCCAGCATTGGTTGCTGAAGTAGATGCACCAGAAGCGTTAGAAGCAGAAGTAGAGGCGGAAGAAGCAGAGTCTGTTGCACTAGTAGCAGCATTACTTGCAGACGTAGCCGCAGCGTTCTTACTTGCTAAAGCTGAAGTGGCTGAATTAGTTGCGCTTGTAGAGGGTGCTTCCCATACAGAACCGTTATAGAAACGTACTTCACCTGCCGTTGTATTCCAGTATACTGTGCCTGCAATTAAAAGGTCACCGTCATTATCTGAGGTTGGATCTGATCCTTTTGAACCGAGGTATCGGTCATCAAAGTTATCAAATACTAGGTTAACAGCAGCTAGAGAAGCTAAGGCACTTTGAGCGTATGTCTGAGCATTTACTTCATTACCCGCAGCATTTTGCTGGCTAGCTAGTGCGGCATTAGCAGAAACAGAAGCGTTAGAAGCAGAAGTCTCTGAAGCAGTTGCACTGTTAAATGCGTTTGTAGCAGAAGTAGCTGAAGCTGATTGGCTAACAATCGCATTAGATGCGCTTGTAGAAGCTTCAGCGGCAGAAGTAGCTGCATTGTCTTCACTATCAGAAGCATTAGTTTCGCTTATAGCAGCGTTAGACTCTGAATTAGAAGCATTAACTTCAGATATACTTGCAGCAGATTCACTATAAGACGCGCTTGTTGCACTCAAAGCAGCAGCTGTTTCGGAATCAGCAGAGGCAATAGCACTACTAGAAGCATTATTAGCAGAAGCTAAAGAATTACTTGCGGAAGTAGCAGAGTTAGTAGCAGAGGTTGCAGAAGCTAACTCAGATGCAGCAGCATTATCCTCAGACAAGGTAGCGGCTGTTTCAGAAGCAGCAGCATTAATTTCACTGACAGAAGCAGCAGAAGCTGATGTAGCAGCATTACTTGCAGATGTAGCAGCATTTGTTTCGCTACTAGCAGCACTATTCTTTGAAATTAAGGCATTAGCAGCAGAGACACTTGCTTCTGAAGCTTTTGTAATGGATACAGATTCTGAATTAGCGGCATTAGTAGCTGAAACACTTGCTTCAGAAGCTTTAATTGTGGCAGTAGATGCAGAGCTAGACGCACTGCTTGCAGATGTGGATGCGTTTGTTTCTGAAATAACAGCGTTAGTTTCGCTCAGTAGAGCAGCAGAGGCACTAGCTGCCATTGATTCGGCTGTTAATGCTAAAGCATCTAACCATTCTTGTTCAGTACCTACAAAACCAGCTTGTACGGCTAATTCATACGCACTATAGCCTTGAATACCTTGAATACCTTGAGTACCTTGACCACCAGTACGGGATAAAGATACTTGATATTGTATTGTTTCTAAGTTTGCTGTTATCTCATTAGGACCTACAGTAATATTATAGTTAGTCATACTTACACCTGTTCAGTTGGAGAGAAACGAATTTCGATTAAGCCGCGAATAGGTTTCCATATTTGTTGTAGATTCCCTAATCCGGTATCTTGTACCTCAACATCCATAAAGCCATATACAGGTTTATCGGGTGTTGGTTGAGTGGCCCATTCGTTAGTTAAAGAGGAAGGGATAACTAATTTAAATTGATTATCTGTGTCATCTTTTTCTAGAATGGGTAAAGTTATAATTGCAGGATTATCAGATACGGTTAATGGTTTAGCACCATCACCAATATTGTTGCCTTCAATTACCTTAGCAACTATTGTGTAATCACTGATATTAGTTAACCACCCTAGCGTAAAACTAAAGTGTAGTTGTTCACCTTGAACTACAGAAAATAAAACAGAGCCATCGTCTGTTACTAAATCCTTAGATGAAGATGTTATTTTTGATCTTGACATATTTTCCTTTCCTCGATCCTCAGATGGAGATAGGTTATAGAGATACCCTAAAGGGTGGTTGGTTATACTAATATAAATACTTAGGAGGGGTACTCTCTTCTTTAAAGTCCCCTGGTAAAAAGTTAAATGTTTTCAACAGTTACGTCAAAACTAACTGCCTTTAAAATTTCGTAAGTATCTTTACGCAGATCTTCATTAATTGCAGAGTAGAGCTTGAGTACAGGTACGTCTATCATTTGTTTAGTTACGTTAAATTAAAACTACTCTAGGTAGTGAAAAACATTACTATTAATAGTAAAATATAGGGCAAAAACTTTAAAGTCTTTAATACCCTATCAAGCTCTTACTTTAATTACTAAGGAGTACCGTTCGCAGTTATAGTGCTAGCAGTAATAAATTGACCGGAAGATGTAATCTTCGCCACTGTAGTATTATTATGCTTAATTAATAAGTTACCTCCACTTTCTTCTATGGTAAAGGAAGATAAAGTATTAATTTTAGAAACAGCATTAGCAACAAAAGCAGTAGTTGCTATTTGTGTAGTGTTTGTATTCGCAGCAGCTGTTGATGCTGTTGGTGTTGCCGCGATCAAGTTCCCTGTTAAATTGCCTGCAAATACAGCACAAGAAAGTGTATTCGTATCTGGTTTATATGCTAATCCTGTATCTGAATAAACAAGTTGATTACCTGTTGTAGCCCCTGCAAATAGGAGAGGTTTGCTGGTTGTTCCTGTATTATCCGCAGTGATACTTAATTTAGAAGCATTAGTTGCATTTGTAGCTGTTGTCGCAGAAGTTGCAGAAGTCGCAGAGGTAGCAGTTAAGGCGTTACCTTCTAAGCTACCCTTGAATGTTGATGCGGTTAGCTTGTCACTTTGTGCATTATAAGTTAAACCGCTATCAGCATAAACACCCTGATTACCAGAAGTACCACCAACAAAACTAATATATCTTACAGTAGAACTACTACTGTCGGTATCTAAAGCAACTAGCACTTTCGTTGAATTCGTTGAATTTGTTGCAGAAGCTGCAGAAGTCGCAAAACCAGCTGTTGTTGCAGAAGTCGCAGAGGTAGCAGTTAAGGCGTTACCAGCTAAATTAGCAACTGTTAGTGTTTTAGTAGAAGGGTTATAAGTTAAATCTGCATTAGTTAAAACACTTGTTTGGGTAGCTGCTTCTGTACCAACAAAGGTTAAATGCCTTGTAGCAGAAGTAGGCAAATTATTTGTAAGATCTTTTGCAACTTTAACATTATTAGAAGTAGTAGCTGTTGTAGAAGTAGTAGAGGCTGCTGAACTATCTGCAACTCGGGCAGAGTCAACCCTGACACCATGTGTAGAAGTACCATTCCAACCAACTAGGGTAGGTGAACCTTCCACCCATGCAACATCAGCCTTTGTTTTGTTTAAAATTGTTGAAGTTCCGCTAGGGGCAGTTCCATTAGAAACATCAAAAATTGTTGAATTATTCCCGTTAGCCCACCAACCCAGTTGACCAACTACGTTTACCTTATTATCAGTAACCCAATTAGTTCTGTTTGTACTTAATTTTGTAGCTGAAGTAGCAGATGTTGCTGTTAAGGAATTGCCCGTACAAGCAGCAGCTGTAGTAGCGCTAGAGGCTAAACCTACTAAATTTGCAGTTAATGTATTTGTAGATGGGTTATACTTTAATCCACTATCCGTATAGGTAGGTAAATTACCTGTTTGTGCTGTTGCAAACATTACAAAATGATCTGCATTTGTAGTGTTTCTTGCTGCAACCGTAACTGTAGAAGCATAACCTGCAGAGCTAGAGCTACTTGCAGAACCACTAATAAAAATATTAGTTGCTTCATTAATATCACCAATATTAATCCACTGATTATTTGCCTTATTTCTTATTTTTAAAACAGTACTCGTAGCACTTGTATTTGCCCAAAATTGATGAGCATACGTAGTGGTAGGAGCAGTAAGATTTGAAGAAGTACTAACAAGCGCTCCCAGAGCATTATTTAGGTCTGCCCTAAATGCCGGGAACGTTTGGTTAGCAATGTTCATGTCATGAATACTCATTGTTCGACCTTTCCATATCCTTTTGCTACATAGTCAAAAGTTCTATTAATTATAGTGTTAGCAGAATTTTTAAAAACTATACTAAAACCAGATGTTGTATTTAAAGTTATTGTGTAATAATCGCCAGAAACCATATTCTGAGTAGCAATACCAATTGAAGGGGGTTCTTTAAAAGCACCACCTGAATAAATTACTGAATAAAGGTTTGTTCCAGAAGTTATATTAGAGCCGCTAACAACCCGATCAGGCATATCTATTGCAACGCCTAGCTTTCTGATTTGAGGTGATACGCTGTTATTTTCGCTTATTAATTTAATTCTGAATTCCATATACCTAGTAGTTACACTTGTTGTTGTAATTCTTTTCCAATTAGACCAAGCTTCTGTGTTTATATTACGATATCTAATTTCAAAGGAGACATCAATATCATCAGGGTAATCAGGTCCATCAAAGTTTCCTGTTCTTAAATCAAAAAAGCCACTAAAAGAATCAAAAGCCCCAGAAGAATCTAATCTTAAAAATTGCAGTATAGAAGATACTTTTGAAGTATATATTGCACCTAAGTCTACTGTATTACTAAAGTAGTAATAACCCTCAGTATAAGAATTAGTTGCATCTAAATATAAATAATTGTCAATATCTTTTAATACAGTTGCGTCTCTTGTGCCTGAAAAGCTAGGGTCTTCATCTATTTGTGAAATAACATTAAGATTTTCAATATAATTTAAATTAGTAGTAACTACTGTTTCAGTAGCCTCTAGGCTTATATGCCCAGACTTATCTATTGATTTAATAAAATATTTACCTGATTTAGCGGGAACAAAGCAGCTTGTAGCTGGTCTTGCAATCTTATCAATAAGTGTTATAGAAGTCGCATAACTTCCACCGGGAATATTCTCATCGTATGTAATAATATAATGTGAAAGATCTACGTCTGTTGAGGGTTCCCAACTTAACATTAGACTACTACCTATGATATCAGAATTCAACACCGTTGGTGCTAAAGGTGGTGCTGTTTTACCCACTACATTTTTTGATACCGTATTCCAACTACTCGTATTTTCATTTACACTAATGGTTCTTGCTCTTACATAGTATAAAGTTAAATCAGTAACATTTAAAATGTTAACTAAAATTTTTTCCTCATCCTGTGTTTTGTTTAAACGGCCCAGTCCTGTCCAAGAAATTTCTCCGTTTCTTTGATATTGTACTTCGTAAGAATTCGCTAAAATGCTAGGTATAGTTGTTAAACTTACTAATAAATTAGTTGTAATATTATCTTGCGATTCAGTTAATGTTTCAGATAAGCTAATACCGGGTGCATACCGTGAACCATCATCTAAAAAGATATTTTCTTCTAAGTTTGGTAAAGATACGTCTAGGCTAATTGATCGCACAGATACTGCAAAATCGTAAGAACCAATTGAGAGATCTTTAACAATAAAAGAAGTTGAAACAGTAACACCCAATCTCTGCCATTGATTTGCTCCATTGATGCTGTAATCAATAATATATTGCAATGGCTGATAATCTTGTGGAGGTTTCCAAGACAGCACACCTAACCCTAAAGTGGAATATGTTATATTCTCTGTAAACAATACATCAATTACCGTTGGAACTCTAAAATTGTAAATCTCTGATAAACTACGAATTGATTTTTCTTCATTGTAACCTACTGCTGTTACCGAAAATTCATATTCAATATCAGAATCAATATTATTTATAACAAAAGTATTACTAGAAGTAGTACCTAATATCTCGTATTCTTCTGCACTTTCAATACGATACTCAATTAAATATTCTTTTGCTACTAAGCCAAGGCCAGGTGTCCAAGAGAGGGCACCATTACCTCCGCTTTTCAAAAGGGTATTATTTGATGTAAAAGTTACTCCTGTAGGAGGTTGTTGTACAATAGAAATTACTCCAGAAATTATTCTGTCAGACTTAATACCTAATTTGCTTTCTGAAATAATTGAGAATACGTAATTCCCTTGCTTTAGATTGGTAACATCAACCTGATTATTAGTGGTAACGCCTAAGGGTTTGAAAAAGCTTTCATCACCCGGTTGGTCTAACAGCTCTTCAACTGCAGTTTTATACTCAATTGTATAAAATTTTGGTTTTGCATTAACAGGAACAGCCCAAGTCAAAGTGCCAAGACTAATGCTATTTTCCGTGTTTTGATTTGGTAAAAAAGAAATACCTGTTGGAGAATCAACAACAAGTTCAAATGGTAATGATTCAAGTTTTTCAGAAAGTTCATTTCCTTGAGAAACCGTAGTTACATAAAATGTGTAGTTACCACCTTCTAACTGGGGTATAACCATAAAAGAGTTGTTTGTTTTACCTATAAAGTTATACTTAGTATCACTTTCTGCTTTGTATTCTACAATAAATTCTTTAAAATTAAATTCATTAGGTACAGACCAGCTAAGTGTCCCTGAACCAAGATCTGTTCTTCTAGAAGTATTTTCTACAACGAATATATTTGTAGGACTCGGTACAAAAAGATTAATATTTGTAACCAATACAGGACTAGACTCTAAACCGTTTACATCTACTGCAATAACTGAAAAATCATAAAGGCTTGATTTTAATGTTCCAAGCTTAAAGAATGTAACTTTAGATTCCCCTAGAATAATAAATTCATTTTCTGAATTTGATAAACGATCACTAATTAGATATCTATCAATACCCGTATCTTTTGGTGCAAACCAACGAAGGGTACCTACTGAAGTTAAATCAGTATCGTTTAAATCGTATAAGAAAGCTAAATCTGTTACTATAGGTGTTGAAAAGATAATATTTAACGAGTTATTATCAAGAGAGAAATCTCCTGTAAAAGACTCTGTTTTAACTATAAAATTATAAGTGCCTTTATCTATACCTTTAAGAATAACAGAATTGGATTTAGTTATTGCATATTCAAGTGTATTATTATCAGAATCAGTATACTCAACTAGATACTGCTTTGCCCTATAATTGGCAGGGGGATCCCACGATAATACACCAAGCCCTTTTGCAGAGCTATTAGTTGTATTTCTTACATAACTTAAATTATCTACATTTGGAACAGATAAGTCAGTAGCGATATTCTCTATTCTTTCAGATAACAAGCCCCTTACTGACTCTGATCTTACTGAAAAGACATAGGTACCTACAGTTAGACCCGAAACTTCAAATGTCAAACCTGTTGCATTACCTAGCCGTTTATATTCATTAGAAGATGGCAATCTGTATTCGATAATATAACGATTAGGAATATAGCTAGTAGGTGATTCCCACTGTAATGTTCCAACAATCATACTTTGTGTTTGATTAACAAAATTATTTAATTCAAAAGTTAAGTTTCTAGGGGCACCGATTAAAATAACCTTACTTTCTAGGTTTGAACTTTCTGATATTTCTCCTGAAAAACTTTCAGAGCTAACATAAAAATTGTATGTACCTACTCCAAGGTCAATAACAAATTCAGTATCAGTGGTATAGCCCAGCCGTTTTCTAGCAGTTGTACCGTCTGAGTACTCTACTAAAAATCTCCTAAAGAAAGTATCAGTAGAGGTAATCCAAGAAAGTACACCAGAACCTTTCTCGTATACTCCCTCAAAGTTTGGAGTAAAGGTTAAGTTTAAAGGAGGCTTTGGTGAAAAGTTTAAAAGTGGAGTAGATGACCTCGCTGAGACTTTTCCTATTAAACTCCTCGATCTTACATGAAATATATAACTCCCAGATCTAAGGCCGTTAATATTAAAGCTAGTATCAAGTGATTCTCCAAATACAACATACTTAGTTGGATTTAAAGCGGTGGTATATTCTATAATATATCTTGATGGAAACCCAGACTCAGGGGGTTCCCAATCTAGCCGAGCAATACCAAAAGCACTGTTTCCTGTTTCATTAGGTGTTACAGTAATATTCTTTGGCGGATCTAATTGAAAATTAAAATCACTCTTATAGTAAGGTAATTCAACAGCAGAAGAAGTATAACTGTAGATTGAGCTATCGTAATCTAATCCTTCAAAATCTAACGTAAAATCCCTATTCATCTTGATGTTAGTAATCCGGATATAGCGTGATAAGTCGTTAAAGTCACTACTTAACAGAACGATATCTCCGGGTTCGTATATTAAACACTCATGAGAAGTTTTAAATGAATAAGTCGAAACTCGTGATTCATTCATAGTTACTTTAGCAATACCTTCTGCTTGATATACATTTGTAACACCGTTGTAATTGATGTCTGCAATTAGTGGGACATTGTTATCCTGAGATTTGTATACTGTATTTGTTTCTTCGTAGGAATCTGCGGCGAAATCTTTCTTACTGTTTGCGTAAGCTACTTTAACTTGGTTAGCTCTTGCGTTTGTGTCAGACTGACTATAGTTAATATCATCAATAAGATATGTATCATTGATAGTACCTACTACTTGAGAAATAGTAGAGACTTCAGGGTTTGGTACACTTAACTTTAATTTACCAGTAGAAGACCGAAATAGTATACAACCTACAACAGGATTTAATATTTCTGCAATGTTAGCTGCATGATCCTTGTCTGGGTAAATCGTACCGTTAAATTCATGACGTAGAATATTACGAGTTGTAATCTCCTGTTTTTCGTAAATTTTACCACCAACTTCTGCATTAGCTCTAACCACTTGATTTGCAACTAAAATTGCTGTTTCAAAGCTATTCAAGTCTATGTCGCTAAGGGACATACCCGGCCCAAACTCGGCATCTAATAGATAGTCTAATAAAACCAATACAGTGTTATTGCTGAATACTCTTGAAGTAGACAGTACACCATTTGTTATAGTTCTGATCTTCTTACCTTGTACATAGTATGCAACGTTAGGCTTACCTTGGTACTGCGGTTCGTCCCTATTCATCTTAAAGAATTCGGTAGAATAAGCTAGATTATTAAAGGTAGCGGTCGATAATCTACCCAATGTCGAAGAAGACAAGGTACTATTTCCCGACTTATTTACATAGCTCTTATAATAAGCTTTATACTTAGTATCGTCAAATGTAACATCATCAATGTCTGCCCAAACTACCTTAGACAATTCAGCAGAGCTGAGTACATGCTGGGTAATAAGTGTTTCATTCCTATCACCATTGAAAGCTGTCAAATCACCAAGTGCTGTTTCATTTGAAACGGTTGGTAACTTAAATGTACTGCTTGTGTTTGTAAAAACATTAATTGGATTGCTGATGCGACAATAACCGTATACTATTGGAATTGGGTTATTTGACCCTGATACCCTTACATTCCTTGTCGCCGCCCTATCTTTGGCGGCTTCCCTCATCTTTTTCGCTTGTTCTTGTTGGTATACTATTGAGGCAGCTGTAAATAAAATCTGAAGAATGATGATTGTTTCTACACTCATTATGTAGTACCCCCCCATTTGATTGTTGCTTCGTTAGTAGCATTATATGCATAGTCCATAGAGGTATCCGCCGGGTAATAAAGTTGTTGGTTAGAAGAGTTTGTAGACCTCTCAGTTACTTGCTTTAACTTCGTTAAAGGTCCTGAACTCTGTACTACTACCATGGGTGAATTAGCATTAGTAGACCAGCTAATTTTGCTTACTTTACCTACATAAACAGGTAAGTATTCCCCTATAGGCGAACCTAGCTCAGTGTCGATAAATCCACATAAAACTTCAATTGGAATACCTACGCTTTGACTATCAAAGAATTCGCGGTAAATGCCTGTGACGTCACCTAACTGTATCTCAAATAAATCCCTTGATATTTCTGATTCTGCTTTTGGTGGTGAGATTGAAGCTAAGCCGCCATCAGCTGAGTAGCTGAAACTACTATACTCAATATCATATGGTGCATCTGTAACACCAAAAGAATTACCTACCTTAACTAAAAAGTAGGCAATCATTGTAGGGTTATTTATTGCAGATAAAAGTGTTTGACTCACTTGTAGCATCTTGTATCCATCCTATATAAATTAAAAAATTGTTTATCTTTACAAAAGCTTCTGACTTTCCTAAAGCCAATCTTTGTAACAAACTTATTTAAATCGATGTCATCAAAAGGCTCTACGCAGTAAACAACAGGATAGTTGTTTTCTATGCAAAGTCTCTTGATTTCATCTTTGTATCTTCTTAAAACTGATTTTGTAGCAGGGACATAGAAATAAGAATAGCACATTGGCATATCCTTATCTCCTGTCCATTTAATAACAAACTCTTGCATTAACTTAAATTTTTTCAATAAACTTTAAAGTTGCCGACTGAATAACGCCACTCTCATATGTAAACACAGAGTTTTCTGGTTCATTTAAAACAGTAGCTAGTATATCCGTAGCTAGCACTGTAGTAGTGCTAGCTAGTAAAGTAGTTAATGAGGGTGAAATCTCTAGTATCGAAACACCAGAGTTAACCTCTACACTATTTTTAGTAACGTATATCTTGTTATGGTTTGAAAATCTAATAAAACGGCCTGCTGGTATTTTATAACTACTATTAGAAGTGATAGTTATACTAGAGGATCCAGCATTATACTGGCCAACATTTGTGATTACTGTTGCTATTTCTGTTTTATTATCTGTATAAAGATGCTGCGGTACTTCAATAGTGAAGGGTATAGAGGCTCCATACGTTAACCAATTAGCCATGAGGTCAGCATGAAGTGTATCTCGCTGACCCCCTGATACAGTAATAACAAATTCAAATCTTTGAGCATTCTTTTTAACAACTTTGCGTCTTAAGTTTAGCGAATCAAATGTCAGTGTTGCTTCATTCGAAGTAATCGATAAAGGCGTTAAATAAGGGTATTTCCCTAAAAATTCATATGTACTCATTATGTTAATATCCTCTTTTCCATAAAGTTGTTTCTAACCATATCAGCAATTTGCGGACTCATCATTAGAATCTCCCTACGAGTTTGTTGGCTAATATCACCAGTAATATTGATACTAACTTGTTGTTGACCATTTGAAGATCCACCTTGCATTGCAGCAGCTACGCGAGACTGTTGAGCTTGGTTAAGAATAACCTCTCCAGCGTGAGCGATAACAGGAGTTGCTTGACCGTAATTACCCGGAACCACACCACCATCAGCAAACGCTTTTAGCTTAAAGCCCATACCGCCTGTAGAAGCAGGGGCGATACTGTAGCTGGTACTAGCGAGTGAGGAGGTAGCTGCCCCTGCGGAGAAGCCTGAGTAGATAGACAGTCCTGTGCTAATTAAGCCAAGTATACCTGAGCCGCCGCCGCCGCTGCCACCGCCAAGAATAGACATTAAACCATCAAACATACCGCTTAATGATTTGCTTAATTCAGGAAATAAGGTACTAAAGCCATTCTTTAAGCTATCAAATGCAGAAGAAAGCTTATCCGTTACTACTGCAACCAGAGAACTCTTTTCATCATCTGCCTTAATTGAACTAAGTTTTGATTTGACATCGTTAACATCTTGCGTAACTGTTGGATTATCAACTGTACCCGTTGGTTTACTGGAAGCCGCACCACCAAATACTCCGCTGATTAATCCCCCAAAGCCACTACCCGCACCCATCGCGTTATCTGCGCTACCTGAGAAAAAGGATTCTAAAGGTGCTGTAAGTACACTAAACAAACCTTCAGTAAATCCACTCACTGTAGTCTCAGTAATTTTACTTGTAATAGAGTTTAGAAGGGAATCACCAAAAGTACTAAAGTCACTTTCGCCTTTAATCAAACTTAGCAAGTTTGCGCTAAAGTCTGACTTTAAACCACCTACTGCATTTGTACCTATTTCTTTTGACTTAGTTGACCTAGCGTCATCACGAATTGCTTTAAGGAGTTCTGGTGTAGGTTTCATGTACTGCACAAGTTGGTTAGTAGTTACCTCATTAAGGTTATCTAATGCTTTTTGTGTGTACTCTTGAACCTTACCTGAGCGTAGTAACTGATCATCTGCACTCTTTTGAGCTTGTAACAAATCCGTAATTTGTTTATTTAGCTTTATGACTTCTTGAGATGTTAACTTACTGAAATCATACCTATTCAAGTCACCACCAGTTGCAGCAGCAAGGTTAGACATGTTAACACCACCACCTTGAGCAAAAGCAGGAAGACCGGCATTAATGCGCTCGAGTAGATTACGGTTATTAGCTGTTGCTTTAGCATTAACAACATATTCACCGTTAGATAGTCTGGCTAATATAGAGTCTGAAGTACCATTACCGGGACCGGATATAGCTCCACCTGTGGCAAACTTTTTAAGGTTGGATGTTGCAAAGCTAGCCACCTTATTAGCGTCCGAAGGCTTGCCCGGGTTTACTGCACGGTTTAATGTGCGTGATATTTCTGAAACGGTTTTTAACGCATTTACTTTATCAGCTGATAATTTTTTATAATTTAGATATTTAGGTAACGCAGTTATGTTAGCATCAATTGAACTACCTAGTAACCCAGGATCAGACAAGTAACCAATATTATCGTAGACATCTCGGCCCGTATATTGTAACCAGCCCCTACCCCTGAAGTCCCAACCATCTTGTGCAGTTAGGTTACCAGCGCCAACTTTCATGTATTGAAAACCTAGAAAATCTTTTACCAGTAATTTACTAAGGTAATCATCTCTTTCAGTTACAGGTTTATCTTTAAACTTTTTATCGATATCTCTGAAGAAAGAAACAGCCCAAACACCTTTACTCTTATCAATACCATGTTCTTTATACTTTGCAAGTAAAGTTCTATATTTACTACTAAATAAACCAGTACCATCACCAGTATCTTCTGTAAGTTGACTTAGATCTGCACCCGCCTCTTTTTGGGCAGTACCTAATCCAGCAGCTAACGATAACTTCGTCTTAAAACCAAAGTCGCCCAATGAATTTATTAAATTTAATTGATTGTCAGTAAAGTCAGGGTCAAGATAAGGAAAAGAAACTTCTGTTAAATTAGGGTTCTTAGGTTTACCGACAACACCACCTTCTGCAAAAGCGGGAAGACCACCGTTAATACGTTCTAAAAGTCCACGGTTACTTGCAGTTGCCTTAGCATTAACTACGTATTCACCATTAGACAAACGAGCAAGAATAGAGTCAGAAGTACCAGTACCGGGACCAGAGATTTTACCGCCAGTGGCATAGCCTTCTGGCATTATTAATCCACCACCTGTACCACCTTGACTAGAGCCAAATGAAAAGAAATCCTTAACAGTAGCTTTTAAAGCATTAAACTTAGCTTCAATAAATGCAAAAGCGGTATCTAAAGCAGAAACAATTGGGGAGATAACATCAGTTGCTAAGAATGTTTGGAGCTTAGAACCCCAAGAGCCTTCTTCACCAAAGAAAATATTCCAAAGTAAGAAGCCACCAGCAGCAATACCTAGTGCAGCAAGAATAACAGGGGCGGAGAGACCTGCAGCAATAGTCGCTAATAACGAACCGACAGCAGTTGTTACAATACTTACACTGGGAAATAAAGCACCGAGTAATAAGGTGCTTAATGCTAATCTAGTTAGAACAGCTTTAATAACAGGTAATGAAAAAGCAGCTAATAACCAAGCACCACTTGCAATAATCTTGCTAGCGGCAAAGGCGGCAATAGTACTAAAAGCCATTGCTGTACCAATAATTGTACCGAGCTCAACACCAGCACGAGTAAGCGGGTCTTTTACACCAAAGGCGTTTAAGGCCGCCTCTGATAGGTGACCACCAATAAGTGTACCTGCTAAACCGCCAGCAATAGAGAATGACCCACGGAAAGCACCACCCATCTTCTGACCAAGTGTTTTAGCTTTTCCTACTTCTTTAGCTTCTGTTTCAGGGTTAATTAGGCTAGGTAAGAATAGTCTTAACGCAATTGCTTTAGAAATTGCTAATAGAATAGGGGTTAACTTTCCACTTACTACTGCGAGGGTTAATCCACCAAATATTAGGCCAGCAAGGAATCCGGGGATATCGCCACCAACCCAACCAGAGATACCTGCACCGGCGAGTACCTTGTTACCGAAGTCTGAGATTAAAGTATAAATCTTACTCAGGGCTTCGCTTAATCCCTGATCACCAATAACTAGTTTTATAATAGCACCAGTTATAACTAAATTACGGAAACCTTTACTGAGAGCAAAAGCAAGTGCTAAAGAGAAAATATCGGCAAGCTGTAGCTCATTTTCTTTTGTAGCCCCAAGAAAAGCTTGAGACATCACCCTACCAATAGTAGTACCGATAGAGTCTAGTATTTTACCCGGTGTCTCAAATCCAAGCAAACCGCTAGAAGCCTTTTTATTGAACTCGTCAGTAGCGTCAGTAACACTTGATAATGAACTCTCAATTACTGCTTTTGCTGCTTTAAGTTTTTCTGTACCAACACCTTCGATATTTACCTTATCAATAAAACCAGTCATACTTAGCTTTAACTGAGCAGTGTCTAGTTTAAGAAAACCAGCTATGACTCCAACTAAGCCTAGTAACCGAGGAATCAAGCCCTCACCTATAGCAACAGTAACCGCATTAAATGATATACGTAAAGCGTTAAATTCATTATTAGCTGCTAGTTTGTTATAGATATCAAGTAATCCGCTAGTACCGTTGTTTACCTCTTTAAACAACCTTTTAACTAACTCGCTTTTCTTAGCGTTTTCTGTTAACTCACCTAAGCTATCATTAATACGTTTAACGTAGCTGTTTACTTCTTTAAGAACACCCGTATTTGCGGATACACCAATTTTAATTGAAATATCTTTGAAAAGCTTATTGAACTCAGTGCGTAGTCCTGTAAATATGTCAAATACATAAGCCTTAAACTTCTCAAGGTGAGGTTTCACCATATCGAGGAGCTTACCTGCCCACATAGTAATATCTTCAATTAAATCAGGCCAGTAAGAGTTCCCGACTACAGCATCCCAAATATTATAAAATATATCTTTAACTGCTTGACCAAACTTTGAAATGAGTGCTAGTACTGTATCTAAACCGGGTAAGAAATCAGAAAGTTTCATAGCATAGGCTTTAACTGAACCACTAATATCTATACGAGAAAGAGCACCTCGTATATCAGATATAATAGTGTCAGTATCGATAGTGATATCAGGGAGGAAAGAAATTGCCTTCCCTGCATACTCATTAAATAGCTTACCAATATCGAGAAGTATTAAACGTGCATTATCGTAAAATAATGCAATATTAAATAAGCCCTTAGCTACTGAGAATTCTAGACCATCAGCGAAGTTAAGGAAGCTCTGCGTAATTGACTGTATACCTTTAACAAGAATCTTAGAGACCCCTGATTGACGTATCATCTTATCTTGTGTAATGGCAATAGCATCACCTAAGTTAGAGAACGCGCCGTTAAGCGTATTAACTTGTCTTGAAGCTGCTCCACCAAAACCATCAGCTGCTTCCGCTACACTTTGAAAAGCTTTGTAGAATTTTTCAAAGGTCAAATTACCTTTTTCACTCTCTTTTCTCAATGCGCCCATTGATATACCCATAGCATCCGCAATTTTAGTTAGCGGGATACCTGCGTCAGTAATTTGGTTGAGTCGTTCAGCGGTTAGACGACCTTCTGAAGCCATTCTTTCAAAGGCTACAGCAACTCTATTTAGTTCTACGTCACCACCACCTACGGCGGCAACGGCATCAGAGATATTCTGAATACCTCTTTCAATTTGTGCTTGACTAGCAAAGGCTCTACTACCTGTTGTAGCAAGTCTTGCGTATGCGTCAGTTAATGCCCTAACGCTATAGGGGGTAGCAGCAACAATCTTTTGTACGGCACTAAAGGCTTGTACTGCCCTAGTTGTACTGCCTGTAGCTGTAACGAGTCTAGCATTTAATGTCTCAAAGCTAGCTGCTGTTCTGATAGCGGCGGTTCCGATAGCAGCAATAGGTAAAGCGGCAAAAGCTACTTTAGTTGCAGTTGCTAATCCACTAATTGATTTGTTGATACTTTCCGCGCTGGTTTGTACCGACTTTAGTGATGATTCTAGTTTCTTTAAATCTACCTGTGCTTGCGAGGAATCCGAACGGACTTGAATTTGAACTGCCATTCTTCTTTCTCCTTAATAAAAATGCCCTAGATGAAAACCCCTTTAATAAGAGATCACCATCTAGGGCATAAGATTATTCTTCTAAATAATCAACAACAGGGTCTTCGAGTTCACCTATTGCAATTAGTGTTTTCTCAATAAAGAACGAAGGCGCTTGCCTTGAATGTCCTTTGTTAAGAATACCGATGTAGGGAGCATCATTATCGATAATACCGATAACATCCCCATTACTACTATTTTTTTCAAACTTATAAACCCATCTGCTTCTAGCATAACCCGTATCAATAGGGGTTACTCTTGCTAAAGCCGCTGTAGCAAATTCAGTGCGATCAATTACGCTATCGTTTGCAATTTCTTTGACTTCTTCTTTTAATTTTTCTAGTTCTTTTTTGAAGTCAACTTTCACACTTAAATTTGCCATAGTTACTCCAGTATAGGTTTCCAGTTTTTATCTCCACCAACAGCACCTTGTAGCATACGCATAAAATTAGGATCAATACCTTTACTCTTGCTACCGCCTTCTAATGCTTTAAGTGATGGGAATATTTCACTCGCCTTTTTCTTAACGCCTTGAGCATTAAGTAGTAATGAAGTCCTATAATCTTCTTGCCAACCCACAGGTCTGATCTTGAAGAACTTGAACCAACCTAAGAATTCTTCGTAAGGCATTGCTAGCACGTCTGATACAGACATACGCAGGCTATACGCTAACTCATAGATAGCTTGTTCTTCCTCAGTTAGTTTCCCGATTCGGCAACTTCTGTTGGTTGACCACCCATACCTGAGAACCTAACAATTTCAGCACCTAGCTTACTTAGTTCATCAAGTGGGAATGAATCAATTTCACTATCTTTCATCTCGCCAGCGCCTTCAACAGCGAAACGAATCATTACTCGCAGGGTGCCTAGCTCATCACCTTCTTTTTGTTTCTTTGTTACTTCTTGGATTTTCATAATCTCAGAAACAGCTAGCTTCTTAATAGTGACCTTATCTTCCATAAAGTCTACTTCTTTTCCCATGTTCTTACCAATTAAATGTTTCATAACTATTTTCCTTACTGTTTATTATCAATGAATAGATGTTTATTATTTTCCTGAAATTCATCAAGTACTTTACCAAGAGTATGAAGCACTGATAAGGTTTCAATAATTTCCTTACCTACCGAGCTATCATTCTCAAAATCTTTTAAACGTTCAAATGATTTACCAATACTAATATCGATAGATCGCTTCATATGTCGGAAGGTAGTCTTCATAACAAATGATTTACTAAATGGTGGTTTACTGTCCATAATACTGTCCTATATATAAGAGAATTACACCTATAAGTATCATTATAATAATATATAAAGTATAACCTATAGGTGTAAAGAAAAGCAACCGGAGGGCGGAAAGAGTCTTCTTCTTTAACGTCCCCTGGTATAACTCTATGATTCTATTAAGATTTAGCTTTGAGTCGTAGGACCAAAGAAATCACCTAAAATAGATAGAGTCAAAGTAGCTTGGTTAGCGTCTGTTAGCTGTGGGCTAACTAAGATTGCTTCAACTTTACCAACAAAGTAGAAGTTAGAGTTAGCAACAGTAGCTAGACCAGCAGAAGTTAAGGCTGTAGGCTTAGCGTTTAGTAATGAAAACTGGAACGCATAAACGTTACCGTCACCAACCAAAGCGCCTAGTGTAGTACCGGGTGCCCAGTCAGCAGGGATGTAGTTAATGGTCATTTCTAATGAAGGAGCATCAGCTTGACCTTGGATCTGGCTAGATGTCTTCTGACCGTAAACGGGTACGTTAACGATGTTAGCGGGTGTACCGATTTGTGGGAATTCACGAACGTTCTTGATTTCAGTGAAACCAGTAGTTGCGAATAATGCTTCTAACTCAGCAACTGTATCGACAGTTGTTAGGTCAGTAATTGCAGTAGTACTTACTGCTAGCGCAGAAAAGATACCTGCGCCGATGGATGTAATGTGAGCCATTGTTTTATTCTCCGTATTTCTTAAAAGTGATTGAATAGTCGCCTCTGTAGATTGAACTATTAATCTTGTCTATGCCAAGCGGTATTAATGTGCTTGGTCCAAATTGCGTTCCATTAGTTAAAGTCTTACCCTGAAAATAATCATTGATTATATCAGCTAACTCGTATAGGTCTTTATCTCCGGCATTATTATCTACAAAAATAGATAAAACCATTCTGCCAGAAAGCTGTTTCTCTAAATTATGTGAATTTAGAGTAGCGACACCCGGAATTATTGTAAGGCGAATATACGGTAACTGAGTACCGATATCTCCTTGATAATTCTCAGGAAATACTCTTATTCCTAGATTTTCCCAAAGATTACTTGCAAAAACACCATAAATATCTTGTCTAATTTTATTAAACATTATGTTGTCCTTCCAATCTTAAAAGTTGTTACGTAAGCATTCCCTGATAGAACAGAACAGTTATAGGTAATACCGTCAATCTCAACCGTGGTATAAGCATTAAAATTAACGCCACCTGTCTTTACCGTAAGAGATAAAAAGGTTGAAATTGTATTACCGATTTCTGATTTAGTAGTTTCAACAAAACCCTTGGTTGTATAGACGTTTGATTGTGCAACAATCTCGCCTACAGTGAAATCAAAGGATGTTACTGTTTTATTAGTGAATTTAGCCGTAACAGCTAGAGCATCTAGTTTACTAAAAGCTTTGTCTACAGCAAGTTGTAGTTTAGCTTTTGATACCATTAGTTAGATCTCCACCATGAATTACCTGAAGCAGAGGCTACAAGTAACGGTTTTAAGAATTTCCTTGCGGTATTCGGAACCAAGGGTGGTGGCATATAGTCTGAGCTATTATCTTCGATTGCAATAGAACCGATTTTAATTTTCTCAAATGTTTGTGCAGTATTATCAAGTAAATTTTCATTGGCAAGTAAATGATTAGCCATTTCAAAAACAGCTAATTTCATTCTTTTAGGTATTTCACCTATGCCAATATTTACTCGCTGTCCTAACTTAGTGTCAAGGTAGCTAGCACTAGTACGAGGCCATGCAAGACTTTGGGTGGAACTGACAGCAGCCCCTATAAATTGATTTTCATCAAGTATGAGAGTTGCAGTCACTAAGGCCGACTCCTTGTCATCAGCATCAGCAGAGTTCCATGAACTCGCATCAATGCGGGTATCAAAGTAATCTTCTGCTTCACTGACGGTTACATATGAGTTTACATTAAGAGTTAGTGCCATCAGTTCCTCCTAAAGGTATTAAGCGTGTAGAATAGGGAGAATGCCTAAATTCAATGCATCCATCTTACGTGCCCATGAACCGGCAGTGCTGTAGGCACTATTGGTAGCAAAAGCAGCAGTAGAACCAGCCCAGTCGTAACCCATTGGATGCATTACGAAACCGTAACGATACCAAATAGAGGTAGAACCACCACCAGTGTAAGAAGCCGCATCACGGTCAACTTCAACAGGGGCAGGCATAGCGATTGGGGAGAAAGCAATAGAACCGGGCTTAACGATGAAGGTAGTCTTAACAGACTGAGCATTCACGTTAGCAGAAGCAGCTAAGTTACCTTGGTCAACACGGCTAACAACTAAACGGAATTTTCCACCGAATACAGTTTGGAAGCTTAAGTTGCCGTCCATTACAGTAGTGGTATCAACTAAGTTAGCAGCACGTAGTTCAGCTAGCACTTCTGGGCTAGTAACCATGTACATAAAGTCAGGCTCATTGTCCTTGTAAGCCATGCCGATAGCTTGGAACAAGCGTTGGCCACGAGCAGCACCGATAGCGGTAGCATCAAATAACTTACGCTCAGTAGCAGCGTTAGAAGCGGCGTCACCGAATACGCTAGCAGCGTTGATGTCAACGAAAGCGCCAACACTTGAGGTATCAGCATCAGTGCTAAAACCTACGATACCAGCACCACGGCTAACTTCGTATGAAGCAACACCCTTAAGGATTGATACAACAGCGTTAGATTCGTCAGTACCACGTACTTCAGCAAAGTCACGAGCAATCTTCAATAGACCGTCTTCTTGTGAGATTACTTGCTGTAGGTTGACTTGTTGTGAACCAAAAGTACGAACAGACTTGATGTAGTCGGCGATTTCGGTAGATACGTCAGTGTAAGTACCGTTAGCTGCGTTTGTTAGGCTTGCTACGTTGATGTTAGCAACCAAAGGTTTGTACCAACGGAGTTGGCCAGTGAAGCTCTCGCCAGTAGTAGAGATGCGAGCATCAGTACCGACTAGGCCAGTAGAGTTTAATTTCTTAGCGGTTGTGTACGCTTCGTCAGAGTAGGCACTGATAGCAAGTGCTACGTTCTTAAATAGAGTATGGTCGATCATTTTTAAATTCTCCTAGAATTAATTTTATAAATTAAAGTTTCCTAATTTGCCAGTTGCTGCCAACTGTAACATTTCAGTAGTTGTCATTTGTGACATCTTTTTATTGGGGTCTAACTTAGGTGTGCCTGACATTCCGCCAGCGCCAGTGCCTGAGTTAGTCTTGGTTTTAAACAAGAAGGTATTGTCTTCATCTTTTGAAAACGCATTAACAAACTCTTTAATGGATGCACCTGACTTATGAATCCAAGCTCCGGATTCCGGGTCTTGAACTAACTGATCAACCACATCACGATACGCCATTTGTTGTGAGCGATCATTTCTGAAGTCTAATCCGGTGAGAGCATCACGAACAGCGGCATCACGAGATAATGAAGTATTACGTTCCTCAGCTAAGCGTAAACGCTCTTTGAGTTCAGCCATTTTCATCTCAGCTACTTCTTTATGTTTACCTTCAGCTTCCATAGCAGACAACTTTTGTTGCTTCTTTTCTTCTTCAAGGTTTACACGTAGTTTCACAGCTTCATCACGTTCTGCGTATGCCTTATCTAGACTTGCCTTAACTTTAGAAAGACGTTCCTCAACCATTTTTTCAAGCAAAGCTTCAGTGTCTTTGTTTGATGGGTTTGAATCATCTTTTTTGTTAAGATCTAGATTATCGTTTAAGTCACTCATTGTTTTATTTTCCTTCGGCACAGCCGTGTTTTAAGTTTTTTCCTGAATTACAAATTCTAGGGGGTTTTGTTATGGACCGATTCCATAAAAATCATAACCGGGTCTAATCGGCGCTAAAATCTCTTCTCTAGTCAAAGCATTAGCTGGGTTTAGTAAGCCATCTTCAATGGCTCTTTTTACTAACAGATCATAACTCTTTCTTGACATTCCTTCTCGGCGTAGTTGCTTAAGCGTATTTAATAGTGTATCACTATCAAGTGAATCTGCATAAATAACCCTTAAGGCATCTTTAGCTTTTTGAGCATTACCGATGTTTGTAAAGAAAGCGTCATGAATTGTAGCTGTAGGTGTATTGCTTCTCGCACCCCATAAATGGAATTGCCGAACAATACTGGCGTCATTCATATGATTACCATTAACACCCATACCGATTCCCGCTCTGTTTAGACTAGCTTTTCCTAATAATGTCGCATCTTCTGCTTTTGCTTCATAAATGTTCCTAACCATTCTACCTGTTATAGGGTCTTTGAATTCAATACTTGTTTGAATCTTAGGACGGTAGCGTTGGTACAGCACTTTTTTATCGAATGTAACCCAAGGTATATCTACTTTTTGAGTTTCATCAACATAAATCTTTGCTGCTTCTTTCCAGAACTGAACGAACTTCTGAGTAATGGGTGCTCTTTCAGCAAGCTTCCTTGACATAATCTCGGATACTTGTCTGAATTCTTGAGGACCGATTAGACCTACTCTCGTATTTGAGAGTTTATCCACGAAGGCTTCAACATCAGGGTGAACGTCCCTAGCTGCAGCAAGTAACTCTCGTCCCACGGGGACTTCGTTTTCTAGTACATCTATCAGTTCACGTTTTAACTGTTTTAGACCATATACAGTGTTATCTGCACCAATACGGTCAGCGTCACGTATTAACTTATCAATTTGATTGTTAACACCACGCAATTCTTCTCTTGTAATTACGGTATAACCTTTCTTTTGAAGGATACCCGCAAATTTAGCTTCAATGTTAGCGGCTTGTGTGGCTTTACCAGCACCGTAAAATGAAACCATATTTTGTGCTTTTGCTGCTTTCTGTAAATCAGTCCATTGAATATTAGCATCAGCTAGCTTATCAATCATCTGAAATTCAGGATCACCAACGGTGTCCATAGCAACAAGGTCATACAACCTGTTCTTTTGTGTAGTAGGTACTACGTTAGAGTTTAGTGAAATACTTCTATCTCGTGTGCTTAAACCAATAATCTGAGCACCGCTTGAAGAAGCGTCATTCTCAATCATTAGCTTTGTGCGATATGTACTTAACTTTTTAGCATCCGTAAAGTTACCGTTAACATGATCATAGACTCGTGCATACTCAAGAGCTAACCTTGACATCTTAGGTACTTCTTCAGCTTCTAATCCTACAATAAGAGGATGTTCAAGAAATTCCCTTATACGGCGATCTCTCTGAGTCTTAGACAACAGTAACCTACCAAGTGATAAAATATCAGCTTCATTCTTTTCAAAGATAGCCAACCTACCCGCATTAGATAGAGCTTCTGTAGCCGGACCGATCAACGAGCCTGTTTGAACAGCTAGCTCTTTCAACTCCTGCAACCCAAAAGGCTGAGAGACAGCAGAGTTGAGGAACGGTCGAACAACTTCACCTCCGGTAGGGGTAAGGTATCCCTGATAGTAAACGCGTCCCCTGCCATCAATCTGGGCTACTACTGTGAAGGGCTTACCTCGTTGATTGTGGTACTTTACAGTTTGCATAAAACCGTAACCTTGATCACCTCGTTTTATGATAAGTTTTCTGAACTCATTAATCTCATCATACTTAGCAGAGTTACCTCGTGGGTCTCTAAAGCGTACAAGATCATCCATAAACGAAGCAAAATCAAGATCAGTTTCGTACTCAACACTCATAGTGTGATTTAGCATCCTAGCAAAGTCTTTATCTACTAATACCTTATCATAGTTACCAGAGGCACGTCTTGTAATAATACTGATACCTGTGTTTTTACCTCTTGCATCAAAGTAAGTCTTTTGACCTGCTTTAACAAATAGTTTATCACGATTATTAGTAATACCAAATCGTTGAGTGAGTAATATTTGTCGATTCTTCGATTGAAGCTCCAGCATATCCTTATCAACAATGAGAACTTCTCTTGATATTGTGTCTTTCCAAGCACCTGTAGCTCTACCTGTTTCGAGGTCAGTAACACTTCGTCTTGATTTACCTCTCAGCTGTATCTTGATCTTTCCTTGCTCTTTTAAAAGCTGTAGGATATCAGAACCGTCTTTGTGGTAGTCAGCGAGTGTAGATTTATACGATGGGAAAGGTAATTTCCAATTGTCTCTTAGCGTCTTACCAATATTAATAGCGATAGAATCGTAATCAGTAGCCTTACCGTCTGCAACACCTGCTAGAATCTTTGAAAGGAGATCAATAGCTTGTTTGTCATTTAAAGTTTCATCAAGAAAATTATTTACGTATTTATTCTTTAAGCTTCTTGCTGATATTTCAAAGTCAATTATTTTTCTGATTTGTTCTTTGCTTGATGTTAATTGCTTATCGATATCTAAAAAATCTTTAACAGAGTTTATTTTCTGTTTGATTTTCTTGAATACCTCAATATCATCTAACTCTCGGATATATAATGCTTTAGCACCGGGTATATTTGTCTTAATCCAGTTATGTATTTTATCGTTAACGTCAATATTACTAGGCTTAAAAAAGTAGGTACGTAACGGCGACCTACCACGGTAGTAGACTGAGCGTGCTAGCTCTCTACCAAAGTCTCTTGACCAGTTGTCAATAAACCTTTGATTACCGAGTTGATTCTCAACTAAATCTTGGAAAGAGAAGTAGCGCCCTTGAATCTGTACCTTCGCCTCTTCACCACCAAGGTATTTAGCAAACAGTTCTGCTCGTTCTCTTGACCGTCTATCGAGGATGCGAGATACGTTGGCTACACTAAACTGCTGTTCAGCTCTTGAGACCTTAATGAAGTCATCCCACTGTGTCTTGTCCTTGGCATAACGCTCAAATAGAATACGTAGATTCTCTACAATAACTGATTGATTATTTACACTAACCTGATCTTCAAGGCTCTCAGCAAAGTCTCTAATAAATCCTTTTTGGTCTTTTGTTAGCAACTTAGAGTTGTCAAGGAAGTCCAATCGTTCTTGATAGACAGACAGGTCAGGGTCATAAAGCAGTGTAGACTTAACTTCACCTGTAAAGGGATCAAACGACTGATTACGTTCATCAAATTCATTGTTAGCTCGCATACGGACGCTACGTTTACCGGCTAAAGTTGTACCTCTAAAGTCAGTTAAGGACATAGCTTGACGAATATCATCAGAGTCAGCAATATAGAGAGCTCTTAATTGTTTCTGATAATCTGTACTCCGAAGAAGATCGTAGGGTCGCTTGATGCTTAGTAACTTATTACCATCATTGTCAATCTTACTAATAGCCGCTTGTCGGTTAGGGAATACTAACGTCCTAGCATTATCTAGTTGACGTAATGCAGCAATGCTAATACCACGGCCTTTAGCGGTAAAGAACTCTGTTACTTTAAGAGTACCTGCTTGGAAGAGCGTTGCAGCTTCTTCTGAACCAAGGTGTTGGGTTTGAATACCCATGGTCTGTCTTAATAGCCAAGTAGAGTAATCCTCAACATTAGGTGACTTACCATTAAGCTGGTTAGCAGCTACTTCTTGTAGCTTACGCTTTTTAAGTCTCTCTGAGTCAGTCTTTAGTATATCTTCTTTAGTCTTTAAAACGGGGACCAACGCTGATCGGCAATTCCAGTGAAGAGGTGGTCTATATCGAACGTCCTCGAGAGGGAATACTTGACCATCGAGACTGGAACAGGTAGTACTTGTTCGAGCGTCAAGTACAGCAGTAAAACGATATCCATAAATAATGTCCTTGTTTCTTTCCATCACCTTATCGATAGCCACAGCTTCAGTACGGGTAATAGCGGTTCTCACAAGGGATTTAACTTGTGATTCGGTTAATTTGGTTGTCTCTATAACACTTTCAATGATCTGCTTTTGTGATAATTTATTTGCTAAACCATCTCTAACTTTACCATTAATTCTATTTAATTCACCAGAACCAATAGAATTAAAATGATCTTTTAAGCTTTTTGATACTTTGATGTTTGGACCAATGATATCAATTGCTGTTTCAGCAGCAGAAGGTTTTATAACCTTAAAGAAGCTACCTGTAGATTTCTGTAAGTTGTTAGCATGAAAAGAGGAAGCTGCACCAGCAAAATCATTTACGCTATTACTTGCAATACTGTTTATTTCTTTCATTGCGCGAGTAATCTCAGGCTTCATATCTGCTCGGATATTGCGTACTAGAAGATCTCTAAGCCTTTTCTGGTGTCTGCGAATACCGCGAGAGACATTAGTTTGTGTTTCTAACTCGTATAGCCTTGTATCAGCTAAATGCTGTACAATTCTATCGTAGAGATCATCGTTAATAGCCATTGTTACTCTTTCTTAAATAAACTAATAATAAACTTAATACCGTTACCTATTCCAGAAAAGAATTCTGAAATAGATTTCCTAGTTCCTGTCCATATCTCCATTGGAGAAGGCAAAATCCATCCAAGAATAATAAGAATAATAGCCCAAGGGGGTAAGTTTTGGATGGATACCTGAGCAGCCTCAATAGCGTTTTCTGACTGGCTTAATTTACCAATGTCATTTGCTTCAACTTTGTTTTCTTTAACTTCACCTACGATAACGCCTGTTTGCTTATTTTCTTTACCTATTTGAGTATTAGCAGCTACATTAGTACCACCACCCATTCCCGGTATAAATGCAGATAATGCAGAACACGCTGTCAGGGATAATGTGAGTAATATAATAGCTAATACTTTTTTCATTTAGACTCCTTTTGTTAGAGTTGTTTTTAGGTTCTCAAGAATACTAGCATCAATGTTAGACGCATTAGTACCTACAAGCGGGTCTGTTTGAATCTCAGAAACACCTTCGTCATCATTGTAGTCAATTGGCAGAATATCATTCTGTTTAGCAATAGCAATAAAAGTAGAACGTGGGATAATACCTTGCTGATACCAATCTGTAATTAGTCGCATCCAATCAGCACCCATAGGTGTTGGATTAAAGTCAGCACTCAAAGTAAAATCTACATCCGATTCATTTAAGCCTAAGCCATATTTCCAATTTAACATAACAGTAATAACTGACTGCATTGTCTTAGAAATCTTGTTGTTTAACAGACCCAATTGTGCTGTTTGTGCAGCATTACGGATCTCGAGAGCTACACCGCTCTGTCCACTACCTTCCGGTGATAACATACGGATGCCCATCTTAGCCATTTCTTCAACAGTAGCTGATATAGCGTTTTCCATATCAGATAATGAGCCAGTAGGTGTTTCAAGCGCCTTGATAGAGTCTTCTTTGCGTAGGTGAATCCACGAACCTAGACCTGCACCAACGATATCATCAAACTGCTCATCAGTCATATCAGACATAACAACAGGGGTGTATGTTGCTGCACCATATAGTAAATGGTTACGGCGGGATATCTTATTGTACAATGATACTTCACGGTCTACAAGGGGTTGTAGGGCAGGTTCAATAGGGTCTACTTGACCGTTTAAAGGGAAGGCCGGAATATATGGGATTCTTTCACCTTGCATTAGGGGTTTTTGCGTACTAATTAAGGACCAATCTTGAGTAGTTAATGACTGAATATACTGCGGACTTAAGTTACCGTTGATCACATCAACAGTGTCATTCGTATCTCTACGCTGATAAGTATCAGTAACAAAATAACCCTCTTCATCGAGATAGTAGTGGCTCACTGTGTCTACATAGTCAGGATGAAACGGATTACTATCATAGTTAGGCATATAGTACCGCATAACCAGACTAGTTAATGTCTCAGCATTACTAAAGCGACCCTTACCCTTACGCCAATTAATAACGTTTTCAGCCTTGACAACCATAGCATAGGGGCTAATCATGTCACGCTGTTCAGGGGAAAGTTCATCGTAATTATCTACTTCAGGATGATCAACAATAATCCACGCACGAGATGTCTGTAGTTCTTCCCAGATAGCTTCATCAAGAAAAGATAGCATAGGTATACCGTCAGCACTAAAGTTATTCTTTAACCAAGACTCAGCACCTTCAGGTACACTATCAGGTAGTGTTAGTTGAGGCGGTTTACGCAATAGTCCACCCACGAGCACCTTAGCATATTGGGATACTAGACCCGGTAACTCTGCCTCTGCACGATAGAAGTTGAATTGCTCCTGTGTCATCTTAGGGCTAAAAGGCAATAACAAATTCTTGTAGGTGTAAACATCGAGAATGTCATCGTAAGCTTTTGCTTGAGCTTGTCCATTTAGGACAGCCCGTGATCGCTTCCAGAGGGTGCGTAGAGACTCATAAGAGGCTGAAGGATCACCAACAGATTTTGTTGCCGCCTTAGTTGTAGTAGTTGTTAAGTTCGCCATTAATTGTCTTCTTTCATATAAGCATAGATAAGGAGACCTTTAGGCCCTTACACGTTTTCTTTTTCAAACATCTTGACTAAGCGCCCTACAATGTCTGAGCGAACCACATCGTCTGATGTGAATCTAATAATTGGGATATCGATGTTGTTGCGATGGCATAGCTCTACCAAGCGTAATACACCAGAGCCATTAGAGGTGTCTGACTGAGCAGGGTCTCCACACAATACCATCTTGGAGTTTTCACCAAGTCGAGTTGTAATAGCTTTTAATTCTTCTAATGTTAAGTTCTGACATTCATCAACAATAACAAGAGAGTTTTCATAGCTACGTCCCCGAATAGTCTCTAGGGGCTGGACTTCAATAACATTCTTTGATGTTAAGTACTTGTAGAATCCCATACCAAAGTTCTTTTCTAGAACACTAGTAATAGGTAACAACCACGGTGCCATCTTATCTTGTACGGTGCCGGGGAAAGCACCAATACTCTTGCCCGTACCTACGTTGGAACGGCTTAATACGATCTTTTCATATTTTCCTGAAAGGAACAAGTTAGCTATTTGGGAAGTACTACAGTATGTCTTTCCTGTACCTGCACTACCAATAGTTACCGTAATAGGGTAATTTCGAATAGCTTGTAACAGCCTCTCTTGCTTACCGTTCATAGGTTCAATGTGGAATTGTCTTGGTGTTCTTGGTTTTTGTTCTACTTGAACACCCATATCACCCAACATACGCTGGTCTTCCACACGGTCACGTCTTGTCATCTTTCGAGTTCTTGGCATTAAGTCCCCTTGTTAGCTTAAGTTAATTACTATAGCGGTTAGTCCATTTAACCCAGTATGCCCAATATGCAGCACTGAGTTTCCCTTTTTGAATGTCTTGTTTGTGTCTAGCAAAGAAAGCATCTCTCCTAGACTTATCGGATTCACCCTCACCAGCTTTAGGGGGTGATCCGCTAACACCTTGAGCACCAAAACGAATTAGTCTTATGGTCTCGCCTACTTTTGCTAACACAGCGTGAGACTTCTCAGGGTGATTAGCTGTTCGTTTAGGCTTGTTATAACCTGCAAAGGTTTCACCTTGGTACTCAATTGTCATATTAATCTCCGAAATAAGGACGGGACTCTCACCCGAATCTGGTTACGTTTATCCAGTGTTACCCGATTCACAGTTTTACGTACTGCAAACGAACCTAAGGTAGGTTAATTAGTAATAATGGTGAGTACGGTTGTACACCTTAATCCAATAATCTAAGTCATGTTGTGACATCATTGTTTTATCTCTTAGGAATAACTCTAGCTTAGCCTGCGCATCAGACTCAGTTGCAAGAAAATTTCCAATAACCATTAAGTATTCTTTTAGTATCTTGAGCATTACTTTTTCTGAACAAATGAATAAAGCTCATTAGCTTTTGTAACAATATCACCAAAGTTATACATTTGTGGAGTGAACTCAGCAAGGTCTCCTTGGGTAGCCTTGGTGTTCTTTAGTACTTGCTGATACATAACTGTTGCTAAGTCTACTTGTCGCTGGTATTCAGCATCAAGGAAAGATTTAGCTAGAGTAAGTAACTCTGCTCGTAATTCGTAAGGGGATTTTTGTGTCATGTTTGTAGTGTCTAAATTAATCAGTTAACTGATATGGTTTTTGTGGATTCACCCTATAGTATAGGTAAATAGCATATTTTGATAAGTCCTTAAACTTACCGCTTTTCTTTATTGTAGAGCTACTTCTAAAGATAAAGTAGGTTAATTCGTTGATTATCCTTGTTGTTGAATGGCAAGGGCTTCCGACTCTGGGATTACTACAACTATTTGAAAAGCAAAAATACCTGTATCTCTTAGCTTAGCAGCCTCAACATCTACTTGATCTCTTGTTTCAACTTCTATTATAAATTCATCATCTACATAAATTTTATACATATTTTATTCCTTTAATAAGGTCGTGCCCATTTGCTAGCATTGGCGATTCTACCGGGTAATTGAGTAGCAAGATTAATATTTCCGCCAAAAGTTGCGGAGGTTATATCTGTAGCGGTACTTGCAAATATTTTAACATTCATGTTGTTAGGATAGGGGTAAAAATCATTCCTTTCGATCATATAGCTAAGTCTAGTTTCACTAGGAGCTCTTCCGATTGCTATTGCTTTATATGAAGTATACATATTATACTCTAGGCCAGATCCATTGGCAGCAGTATAGTAATAGTCATTAACGGTGGTATGAAATAAGAAGCTATCAGAAGAATACATTTGCCTATTAGTTTGGTTAGACCCATACTTCAAGGTCCACCAAAAACCTAATTGGTATATATTTACTGAAGAGTTGTTTGCAGTATAATTGTGAGTATAATACCAACCCGCTGCATTTACCACACCTGAATAAATTTCTCTATACCCAGAAGGGACGGCTGTTGTTTGAGTCGTACTATCTGGAAATACTATTCCAGAATTATTTAAAGTTGTTGCCATAGTTTCCCTAAGATTAAAGATATTTGAGTTAGAACATAAAACTAGAAGCAGTAGACTTCTTATGTGCGTTAACAGGAAATAGGTATTCAATGGCATACCTTAAGCCGTCGGTCCAGTGTTCTACACCTTCTGATTTATCAATTGTTGCTGAGTCAGCATTGCTCTCTACCCATACAGTACGCTCGAGACTCTTAATAGTCGAGGCAGCTCTTGGGTGAATATACATATCAATATCTCCTGCAGCATTACGGAACTTACGGTTAACAGCGTTAACAGAGTCAACGATCTTTGGTGCAGCAGACCTAGCAAAGGTTCGTATACCGTAACTCTCAAGGATACTAAAGTCAGTAGCTCCTGCAACAGCGCTTGTCTTACGAGCACGTCCAGCGGGGTCAGGATAGGCGTTAACTTTATGCCCTTTGCTAATATACAAATCTTTTATACGTTTAGCCAGAGACTCTGTATCGAGTACGTTCTGCATATCATCAAGAATGTGAACCTGTCCTGCTCTCACAGCAAATACAATTGCTGCCATGATACCGATGTTGAAGTCAATTGCGATATGCACATCTTCTTTGCCATCACTATTGTTTGTAAATTCTGGCAAGTCACTTGTAACGTGAACCTTACGATCAAACATATAGAAGACCCTAGCACCTGATTCTTCAGGGTTAGCTTCATACTCTCTGTTGAATTTAAGAGGATCAATGGTCTTCTTTACTCGTTCAATTTCTTCATCAGATAAGTAAGGTGAATCACGATAGCTGTAGTGAAAGTGTTTCCATCGAGGATCAATAACGCTAAGCTGTGTCATATCATAAAAATAAGTAAAGCCTTTAGGAGTACCAATGACAAGTGCTTTGTGGTTGCCACCCCAACGAGTGGTCATAGTAGGTTGAATAACAGATTCCCAAGAGTCTTTTAATCCGGGCCTACCTGTCCAGTCTTCAACCTCGTCACATACAACAAAGTATTGACCTGTTCCACGCATACGCTCAGATGCTTCATAAGACCATAGCTTAAGCTTAACGTTATTAGGGAACCAAAAGGTACCTGCGTTAAGTGAACTCTTTTCAGCAAAATTCTCAAGACCTAATTGATAGGCAAGAATAGGGAAATAAATATCCTGAGATTGCTGATATGTAGGGCAGATTAAAGAGACATTTTTATTAGGCATATCTGCTGGCATCTGTATAAGCTCGTTCACAGCGATTGCTGCTGCGGTAGCTGCTAGAAATGATTTACCAAAGCCTCGTGAAGCCATCACTGTAGCGTATTTAACTGTGTTAGGTTCTGAAAACAAATACTTAATGATCTGCGATTGACCTTTGTGGAGTCGTACTTCGGACATAGTTTATTAAACTTCCTTATTTTTATTTTGTATACTATATAATAACTTTATATAACAATAATCGAGTTAATCAGCAGATAGTATAATCCGTAAAGGTTCTACTGTGCTTGTTTCAACTTCTCTACGCTCAGGTACAGATCGGTAACCATACTTCATCAAGTTGTTGATAATGCTTGCCTGTGTACTTAGTAAACCCTGCATAGCAACCGCTGAGTATCTACGCTTACCGAGGTTCATCTCAGAGATCATATCATCAATCTTGTGGTATTGTATCACCATTCGCTCAATAGGGTCGAACCATAACTCTTGAAGACGTTCTACCGAGTCTTTTCCATATATTTGTTTTGAACCCTTAGGTCTTCCACTACCCTCGAGCTTCTGCCCTTTTTTAATAGTACCAACATGAGAGTTCTTCTTCTTTGGTTTAACATCGGTAGTGGCTATTTCGTCTGAATCTATAGCCATTTTAATTTCCTTTAATTTATATCGCTAAATATACTATTAAACCTATAATGTAGGTGAGCATACTAGTAGCTATTGCTATCATAGCGTAGAGTACTAAATCTCTTAGTTTCTTCTTACGTTGAGCAATATATCGTTCTTTATCACGGATAATCTTTCTACGCATCTCGATCATTTCTTTATACTCAGGTATTCCATAACGCATAATAATGATAGTTCTTAATTCTGACTCCATCTCTTGCACTTTTTTTTTAGCAATGAGAGCATTTAGGGCTTCCTGCTCCACACTACCACTTGATAAAAACTTCTTAAAAACTGAAGGACGTTGAGCCTTCTGGTTTGCAGTAGATATTTTAGAGACAGCGTTAAACCAGCTTCCGAGCTGACCTCCCATGTCTTCTATTTCTCTACCAATTTCAATACCCTTTTTGATGGTATTAAAAGCAGTTGTAGCTATCAATAAAGTTGCTGAGATAGGTTCCATAATTAAACCCTATCTATCTCTGTTGACAAGGTATATTCTCATTGAGCTTAGCTCTGAATTAGCGGAGGCTAGGTCAGCCTTAAGTTCAGCTATTTCTCGTAACAATTCTTCTTTATCTTTGATTAGTACTTCTACTTTAGCAGAGAGATTGGTTACTTGAGCGATTAAAGACTGCAGGTATTCCTTCTGCTGTTCATGATCTGTCTTTCTCTTTGAACTCAAATAATTCCAAAATCCAACACCACCAAGAAGGCTACCGACTACTGCTAATACTGAGTTGTGATCTCCATCTAGCATAATGGTTCTCCAAGGTTAATTTGTTTGTTTTGTATAGGACGTATTCTTTAACGTCCCCTGGTAGTTTATTAATATTAGTATTACTATTTTAAGGATTAAAACAACTAAGGGTTACAATAATGAGGATAATAATAACTATGGTTTGAGTAACTAAGGTTACTTCTTAGGTAGTGCTTCCCTAGTTCTAATCTTAAAGATTTCTAGGGTGTAGTTCCTAAAATAGGTCTATAACTCTAATAATTACACCCGGGCGGAGGGAGCTTATTCTTTAACGTCCCCTGGTGCAAGTCCATGATTTTTAACGAAAAAAAAAAAAGAGAGAAAACCCTCTGAACTACCCCTAAAACCCCAATTAAGAAGTTAAAGAGATAGCCCAGAGGGTTGTTTTTAAAGGGGAAAACCCCTAATCTAGTTTAGATAGCTTCTTTATT